TTACATAAGTTGTAGTGTTTGATCCAGATAATCCAGTTGGAATTGCTTCATAATGTATTTTAAATACATATGTATTATCCGGTGCAGGAGCTAAAAATAGTCTTCCTGAAGTAGTATCTGATACACCCGTTGCTCCACCAAACATAGCATAGTATTTTGGTTGTGCTCTAGCCGAACTTTCTGTAGATGGTTGAAATTCTTGTAAGTAAGTTTCATCTTTTTTTTCTAACCAAACATTATTACCTGTTGAAGCAGAAGTTGAATCATAAACTTGTACACCTTTTACAAATAAAGTTTTAGCTGGAACGTTGATTGTATTTTGTCCTGTAACCAAATTACCAATGGATTGTTTTTTATATGCATCAAGAGGCACTTCTCTTAATATTTTCATTTCAGAATTTTCAATAAATTGATCTGTAATAGTAGACGTTAAAACATTTGTATCTGTTTCAGTATAATTTAATATAGCTGTAGTTAATGTTGCGTACGTAAATCCAGCCATTATTCAATATCTCCTTTATGTTTTAAACGTATCTTTTTTTGTTTTGCAGTTTCTTCATACATTTCAAGATGAGGATCTTGTTTTTCAGGTTTAAAAATATTTTTTATCCAATTCCAAATTTTATTTATCATGCGCTTATTGTTATAGGACCAACGGAACAACCGTATCCTCCTCCTTTTATATTACCACTTGTAGCAGTATCTGAGTTAACTGTAAAATAGAAAAAATTAGTCAACGCGTAATCAGTTGAAACTCTAATATCGTTTTGAAATAAACCAGTTGTTATTGCATATCCTGATCCTTGTCCTATTTGTGCTCCTGTAATACCATCAAAATTAGGTATTGTTGCATATGCAAATACAGGATTAGTTGATGTTCCTGTTCCAGGTGAAATTGTTGGTGCACCTCTAAATAAATATGTTGTACCATTAGTTAAACCATGTCCTGGTACGTTTACATTAATAACTCCTGATCCAGCTTGATATGTTTTAAAACCATTTTCTGGTATCATTACAGTTGTAATTGGTTCTGTTCTGTCAGTTCTAACATGTTGTAAAGATATTGCGTCTGCTCCATGAGGTTTTGGTTCTAATTGTGGTTGTTTAGGTTCAAATTCAGAAATATGAACAAAAGATCCATTCCACTCTCTGACCATTTCTTTATATGGAAACTCCATACCTGATCTGTCAGAAATTGCTTTTGAACGTTTACCTGATGCGTAGTTTGCCATTATACTCCTGGGTAATAAACTTTTGGTGTAATATAAGTGCTAGCAGCTGATCCATCTTCAGCTAATGCTCTTTGTAATTCATCTTCGTAAATTAATTTATTTTGTTGAATAAGTTGTGGAGCGTATTTCATTGATAGATAATAAGCTAAACCTGCTACCATACAAGGAACAAATCTAAATGGAACGTCAGTTGCATTTGTATAATCTCCTACATCCTGTATTCTTTTTATAAAAAAGAAATGCATATCTTTAGATGCACTTGTTGAATCTGGTGTTGGATAAACATGAATTGTTACTTTATCAATAAATCTTTCTACCCAGTATTGATTTGGTGTACCTTTTGACAGTTTATTTGAAAAAGCAGCATAAGTTGATCTATCAACTTTTGTCATCGGACTATCTGATTGTGTTGTCTGTGTTCTGTTTGATCTTAATTGTGCCTCAAGAACATCAGATATACCAAATACACTTGCTGGATCTGTTGTTGTTGCAGAAGTTCCATCACCACTTGATCTAAAAAAATTATAGTCTGCCTGACCTTCTATAAGATCTAGATTGGTTGAACCTACCTCCCAATAGTGAATACCTCTATTACCCCATTCTTGAAATAGGATATTAAGAGATCTTCTTGCTGATCTTAATTGATTACCAGCAACTCCTTGCATTCCAATACGTTCAAATGAGTCTTCTATTATTTCATCAATAGAAAAAGTTTTGTCGAACGTTGTAGTTCCAGAGGTAGTGTTAGCCATTTAGCCTCCTAGCCAGTGTAACCGAGTGTTATTGATCCTGTTCCAGATATAGTTGCATGCACTGATGTTTCAAATCTAATACCATTACCAGGAACATAGATATCTAAACCTTCTGTTCCAAAGTGAGCTATAAAAAGTAAAGCACCTGAATTGTCTGCACTATCTCTTAATTCAAGTTGTCCACTTGCGTGTCCTTTAGCTTGAATATAAGTTATTCTTGCAGGACCAATAGCTGTAGATCCTCCACCAATAGTCTGAACTTGTCCAGTAGAAGTTATTCTAGTAAATCTTTGGTCTGAACTCATATTTGTTTCTCCTTAAAATTAATATGTGGGGCCGGAGCCCCACACTAATTATTTATTAACTATCCGCGTACGGTGTTACTATTGTACCTGATCCAAGCAATAAAGAATTGTGGACTAAGTATGTAGCAGTATCAATCGCTGTGAAAGATACTACGCTACCAACGATACCACCTTTTGTAGAACCGTTCATAGTTATAACATCATTTGTTGCACCTGGAATGAAAGCTTTTTTAGAACCATCATCTACAGCTATCATGATACCACCTTTAAATTTGTCAGTACCATCTGTTTTGATATCCATATCAGTTGCAGCAGTTTCCACATAAAAATGAAAAGTTGCACCAATGTTGTTTAGATTATTAAAATCTGTATCACCAGCTGTTGCTCCATTTGAATTTACATTGATTGAAGGTAAAGTAAATTTACCATCTGCATCATTTGTAAGTAAAATTTTGCCAGCGTGAGTAGCTACAGTTAAAGTTGTGTCAGCTGTTAAGCTAACAGTCATACCAGGACCTGTATTTACAAAGCCATTTTTAGAAATGACCGGTCCTGAAAACGTAGTGTTTGCCATGTTATTATCCTCCTAGTTATTTGAATATCGTCTCTAGGCCGTCGACTATACGCGTCGATATTCAATTTATGTATAGTGACAAAAGTATATACTAGTTTTTAGTAGAGTGCAAGAGAGCCTGTAGTGTGGAGTGGAATTTTTCCAACGATGTAGCTTTTATACTAAGAAGCTACTGAAACTTCTGGAGCAGAACCTTCTATGTTGTTCTGTATGTGAGCCATTCTAGCTTCTTCAAGCTTAATGTCTGTGATGATTTGTTTGACCTTATCGTCAATTCTAACCATCTCAAGAGTGTATCTGTTATTATCCAGATGCTCCTGTTCCCACTTCAACTCCAAGGACCTTTTTTGTTTGTATAGGTCTTGTATCATCTATAACCTCCTCATAGGTTATTCTATTTACCTTGTTGTCATAACTAACTCCAAGGTTTTCCCAAACTATACTATTTTCTCCAAGTTTGTCAAGGATTGATTGTTCTAGGTCTGTTGGGGAATCTTCTGATTCAACTGTAAATTTAGCGTGATGATCATACGCCCAAATGTTGACTAAAAATTTTTTCATGGTTTTTTCTTTCTATTTGTCAATTGTGGCGGAACAATGTCCCGCCACAAAAAATTATTGATTATGCACCTTCAACGCCGAAGATACCTCTAGGGTCTGATACGCCGAAGCTGTATCTTTCTCTAGCTTTGTATCTAACGTTGCCAGTATCAAAATCGCCTTCCATTGCTGTTTTTAATGGTGATCTGTTGAACATTTTCATACCGTTAGGCACGTCTGTTAAGATATAAAATGCATCAGAATCTGTTAGGTAGTTGTTCACTCTATAACCTTGAGGAACCATACCCATAGATACGATTGCATTGATATCATTGTCAGCTGTTCCAGTTCTACCTTGAGACTTCATAAGTCTTTCAGCAGTGAATTGTAGCTCAGAAGGAATAATCATTTTTACTCCTCTAGCTGCGATTCTTAAACCTCTTTCGTCACTCATTTTAGCGATGTCTATCATAGACTGCTCTAATGAAGTTTCGTTAAGGTCAGCTTGAGTTGCTAAAGTATTAGCAAAAGTTCCAGCTACTGTTGGGTGAGAAGTGTTAAATAATGAAACACCATCACCTGAATCAAAAGTATCCGTTGAAGGAAGACCATTGATTAGAGGCTCGACTGCTTTTACTTGTTTAGCATTACTCATAGATCTAGCTAAAGCTTTTGTATATCTAGACGCAAGTCTGTCATACAAGTTGTCCTCAATCGCTTCTTCAGTGATTGCGAACGCTAAAGCTACAGTCTCATGAGTGTATCTAGCTGTGAAAGTTTCTTGTGCTTCATCGAATGATACACCTGAACCTTCACCTTTTACTTGTGCGTTAGCGAAACCAGATAACATAACTTCTTCTTCAAAAGCTCTGTCAGATGATTCCGTAGTATAAATCTCAGCATGCTGATTTTCATACCTTTTATATTCCAAGCCGAACAGTGCGTTCAAACCTGGCTCTAGTTCTTTAACTAGTTGTGATCGTGATATTGCCATTTTTGTTCTCCTATTCTAGCTTTACGATTGTAGCTCAATTAGATTAGCAACTACTACTACAGATCTGAAAGCCGCATTAGTGTCGTTTTCAGGATCTTCAGCAGATCTTAATAATCTCCATGAAGCTGCATCAGCACTTGTATCTCCGATATCTAATGTAGCTGAAGACATACCAGTAGTTGTACTACCAGCAGATGTATTCATATCATACGTTTCTAAATATCCAGATTGTGCTACTGCATCATCAGTTGCTACTACATATTGTTGTTGTGGGTTATCGAATACAAAAGCATCGATATCTTCTGAGTTTGCTGGTGTTACTTGAACGTAATGATTCGCAAACGTTGGCTTTAAAGTTGTAGCCGCGTTATAGAATATTCCATTTAATACACCTAAAACAGGTGCATCAGTTGTTTGTCCATCAACAATGTAACCAGCAGCAGAAGCAACAGCACCACCATGAAATATAGTAGTTGCATAACCCGCATCGATTTTGTATTTGCCTTGACCAGAAGTCGCTGGCGTT